TGGGCCTTTCATGTGGCTGGACAACACCGACAACCAGCCGATGGTTCGGATTAATAACACCAGCAATCCAACACGCAATCCCAACGGGCCTGCCACAGCACAGGGTGATTTTCTTGAGCTGATGACGAATCTCGCTACCAGAATGCGGTTGCGGCACGACTATGTATGGGAAATGGCAAACGCGGTGTTCACGGTCGTAGGAACCAATTCAAAGGGCATGAGCGTTCAGACTCCAGCTCCTAATGCCAACAGCACGCTCGAAGTTATTCGACAGCACGCGGCTAATGCGGGCATCGCCCTCGATGTAAAAAACTCGGGTGGAACAGGCATAAAGCTAACCCAGACCGGGCCTGGTATTCCGATGCAAATTTCTGCCGCCACCTTGGACTCCGACGGGTTTTACGCAGGCCAGGTTTTCGGCTGGGATTTCGGCTTAAACATTACAACCGAAGAAGACGGAGGGAACACTGTCTTTATCGACAAAAAAGGCTTGTCGAGTTCCCCTGTTGTAGTCATTCGGAACCGGGGAACAGGTTACGGATTGACTGTTGAAGACGCGGGTGGCAATGACCTGTTTTCGATTGACTCAAGTGGAAAACCCGCCTGGCGAACGGCCTCTAACGTCCAGGCGACGGTTGGTTCCGCGGGCGCAGCTGCAGCGTTGCCAGCAAGCCCCTCAAAATATTTAAAAGTGGTGGCTGAGGACGGGCAAGTTTATGTGATACCGGCATTCTTGCCATAGGACCTACACAGAGGGCTATCAATATCTCTCTGGCCATCGATCAGTATAGTGCGGTTGGGTGTCGATGGATTCGTCTATATACTCAGGTCAGTTTATGAATCCAATAGCTTAGGGGCAGGGATGAGATTTTCGACTGTAGTTTTATGGGTATTCGCAAGCACATTTATGTTGTCTGCCTGCGGCGGCGGAGGTAGCGGTGACTCTACCTCTGAGTTGGAAAAGGTTGATGATTCAGAGCGAGGCGGCCAAGAGAGCACTTCAATAGGACTGAAGTTGGACTTTGATACTCCTGCCGAGCTAGTAGCAGACTTAGGTCAGTTTTTGATTGAAAGTGCTTCTGAAAATAATATTCGATTTGACAGCTCAGAGGGGAACATCTGCGATCCGACCTTGTATGACAGAAAAGTAGATAATTTTAACTTCGACAGCCTTTATCGAGTAACAGTCAATAACCGGGATTATTTTTTCCGCCATGGCTGGCAGCGATGTGGAGATGAGTCTTCAGAATTGCTTTATGTTAATTGGGCAAATGGATCTGTGGCGCCGCCAGGGCAGTGGGAAGTCTCAGTCGTTCAGAAGGATATAGATCAAGATGGCACTTCAACCCTAGTCACAGTTGGAGACAGCATTACATGGTGGGGTCATGGTCAGTCACTCCGCGCCCGGCTTGATCGACTTAAGCCAAGCTTTATCTTCACCGGTTCCAGAACTGATGGTTACGGCTACGGTCATGATGGAGAGGGCGGAGATAACACAGAGAAGGTTATAGATAGGCTCGATGGTATCCCGGCGGCAGACTATTACCTTCTTCATATCGGCACTAATGACCGTGGAGACATTGAGGAAACCAAAGACAATATAAAGTTTATCGCCTCATCTTTACTTCAAAAGCAGTCAAACTCCGTTGTATATCTGGCAACTATTCTGCCTAGATCCGATGAGATAGACGCTCGAAATGCAAGCGTTAATTCTGAACTAAGGTCATGGTCTCAAACGCAGCCAAATGTCATGCTGGTCGACTTGGAGAGCGAGTTCCGAGCCGTTGCAAACTGGGAAAGTTACCTTCCGGATGGCATCCATCCCAACGCAGAGGGCTATAAAATTATTGCTCAGATCCTATCCGAGCGGCTTTAAGGCTTACGTTGAGTTTTCTAAATATAAGCTGCTATAAATGAAAGTCCGGTGGCTCAAGCTTTGCCACCGGAATTCCCCCTCAAAAACTCATCTTGGCTTCAGAAGCCCGGCTTCCCCAATAGCACCTCAACCTTGCCAATTTTGTTAGCCCTTTGCATACAAAGCCGCTTGCTGGCAGCCACTGGCTCAAGGTTCATCATGGCAGTTATTACCATGTGAACCACACCAGGAGGCGTCATGCCCGACCAATACCACCACGGCGTCCGGGTGCTTGAGATTAACGAAGGCACCCGTACCATTCGCACTGTTTCCACCGCCGTTATCGGCCTGGTAGCGACAGCCCCCGAAGCCCTGCCTGGCGTGGCGGCTGAAGCCGTTGTTCCGGCCATTGCCAACAATGCTGATGTGCTGATCACTGCAGCGGCCGTAGGTACCGCCGGCAACCAGATCCGCGTCCGCTACGTTGATCCAGCGGCGAATTCCGAATCTTTGGCGGTTAGTGTCAGCGGCAACGACATCACCGTAACCCTGGCAACTGATGCCTCCGGAGAGATCACTAGCACCGCCAACCAGGTGGTCACCGCCATCAACGGCAGCGCCGAGGCATCCGCGCTGGTCACCGCGGCCAACGATGCCGGCAACGATGGTTCCGGCCTGGTCAATGCCGTGGACTTCACCACACTGGCCGGTGGCGAGAACGAGCCCTTCCCGCTGAATACCCCGGTTCTGGTCACCCGAATTGACGAAGCGATCGGCAATGCCGGTACAACCGGAACCCTGCCCAAGGCACTGGATGCGATCGGTGACCAAACCTCACCGGTCATGGTTGTCGTTCGGGTTGCTGAGGGCGAGACTGAGCAAGACACCGAAGCCAACGTGATCGGCACTACTAATGCCCAGGGCAAGAAAACGGGCATGAAGGCACTGCTGGCCGCCGAGCAGAACCTAGGCGTAAAACCCCGCATTCTGGGTGTTCCTGGTCTCGACACCGAGAACGTCACTGCTGAGCTGATCACCATTGCCCAGCAGCTGCGGGCATTCGCATACGCCTACGCACACAACTGCCAGACCATCTCTGAGGCCATCCTCTACCGTAACGGCTTTGGCGCCCGGGAACTGATGCTAATCTGGCCGGATTTCATCGCGTTCAACGTCAACACCGCAACCGAAGAACAAGCCGCCGTTGTGGCCCGGGCCATGGGCCTGCGCGCGAAGATCGACCAGCAGGTGGGCTGGCACAAGACGCTGTCTAACGTGGCGGTAAACGGGGTAACGGGCATCGACAAGGACGTGCATTGGGATCTGCAGGACCCGAACACCGATGCCGGCCTGCTCAACGCCAACGAAGTCACCACCCTGATCCAGCGTGACGGCTTCCGCTTCTGGGGTTCCCGGACCTGCAGCTCGGATCCGCTGTTCGCCTTCGAGAACTACACCCGCACGGCGCAGATCCTCGCCGACACCATCGCTGAGGCACACATGTGGGCCGTGGACAAACCGATGCATCCATCACTGGCCAAGGACATCGTGGAAGGGATCAATGCCAAGTTCCGCGAGCTGAAGCTCCTGGGCTTGATCGTGGATGCACGCGCCTGGCTGGATCCGGAGATCAACACCAAGGACACCCTGAAGGCCGGCAAGCTGTACATCGATTACGACTATACCCCGGTACCACCGCTGGAGAACCTGCTGTTCCGTCAGCGGATCACCGACCAGTACCTGGCCGACTTCGCCGCCCGCGTGAATGCATAAGGAGCTGAACAATGGCACTTCCCAAGAAGCTGAAGCACTTTAACCTGTTCGGCAACGGCGATAACTGGCAGGGCCAGATCGCCTCCCTCACCCTGCCGCCCATGGTCCGCCAGATGGAAGAGTTCCGTGGCGGCGGCATGAACGCCCCGGTAGATATCGACCAGGGCATGGAAAAGATGGAGTTCCAGTGGACGCCGGCGGGCATCATCCCGGGCCTGTTCGACAACTTTGGTACCAGCCAGCTGGACGCCGACCTGTTGCGCTTTTCCGGCAGCTACCAGCGCGATGACACCGGAGAAACCCTGCCCGTGGAAATCGTGGTCCGTGGCCGTCACCGAGAAATTGCCATGGGCGATGCCGAGCCTGGCAGCGACAACACCCTGTCCGTCACCACCACGCTCAGCTACTACAAGCTCACCATCGGCGGTGAGGAAGTGGTCGAGATCGACGTGCCCGGCATGGTTGAGCGCATCCGTGGCCAGGATCGCCTGGCCGAACACCGCAGCAACATTGGCCTGTAAGGAACCCTGATTCATGAGTAAGCCCGTAACTGCAACCGTCGAGCTGGATACCCCGATCAAGCGCAACCAGGAGGAGGTGTCCAAGCTCACCCTCCGCAAGCCGGCCTCTGGCGAACTGCGGGGTCTGTCCCTGGCAGATCTGATCAACATGGACGTAGACAGCATCACCAAGGTGCTACCGCGTATCAGCAACCCCACCCTCACCGAACAGGAAGTGCGGGAGATGGACCCGGCCGATCTGGCCGCCTGCGGTACCGAGATCGCTGGTTTTTTGCTGCCGAAGCGGTTGAAGGGGTAATCCCGCACCGCGTAGATGAAGCCATGGCTGACATCGCCGCCATCTTCCATTGGCGGCCGTCAGACATGAACGACATGCCCCTTTCTGAACTCATGGAGTGGCGGGAACACGCCCGCAGGCGAAGCTCGACGGAGGAGTAATGGCCAAGAACCTCGACCTGCAGGTGGTACTCGCCGCCAGAGACAAGCTCACCAAACCCCTCAAGAAGATCGACGCAACCACTACCGGTACCGCCCGGGCGCTGAAACAGGCCCAGGCGGAAACCAAGCAGTTGCAGAACTCACAACGCGACATCTCGTCCTTCCGCCGGATGGACGATGCCCTGGGCAAGAACTCTAAAGCCCTGGCTGAATCACAGGAGCGCGTTCGCCGCCTGGGCCACGAACTCCGAACAACCAGCAAGCCCACCGCCAAACTTCGGAACGAGTACAACAAGGCCCGGCAGGAGGTGGAGAAATTCACCCGCAAGGGACAGGACCAGCGGAAGGAACTGGGCAAAGTCCGCAAGCGGCTGAGCGATGCCGGCGTGGACGTTCGCAACTTATCCGGCGAGCAACGGCGCCTGGCCGATCAGATGCAGACAACCAACAACCGAATCCAGCGCCAGAGGAAGTACCTGGATCAGCTGGGCAAGGCCGACATATCCGGAAAGTTCAGCAACATGACCGGTGAAGTAGGCCGGTTCGGCCGCCGCACAGCTCTGGCAACTTCAGTTGCTGCTGCTAGCATCTTCGGTATTGCCAACTCTACCGCCACCCTGGGCGACCAGGTAGCCAAGACGGGCGACAAAATCGGTATCGCCCTTGGCCCCTTCCAGGAACTACGCTACGCCGCTGAGCGATCCGGCGTGTCTACCGAGAAATTCGATTCCAGTCTGGAACGGTTCATCAAGCGAATGGGCGAAGCCACCCAAGGCACCGGCGCTGCCCGCAACGCCTACGAAGAGTTGGGGTTGTCCGCTGAAGAGCTGGCCAAGCTGACCCCAGAACAAAGCCTGGAAGTAGTGGCCGATCGGCTATCCTCCGTGGAGAACCAGTCACAGCGAGTAGCCATCGCCGCTCAACTGTTCGGGCGCGAAGGTGTGGCCATGGTCAACATGCTGAAGGATGGCAGTTCAGGCCTTCAGGCATTGAGACGCGATGCCCGAGCCACGGGCTATGTGCTTAGCGAACAGGCCGCCCGAGACGCGGAAGCCTTCAAGGATGCAATGCTGGACGCCCAGTTGGGCATGGCTGGAATGAAGAACACCATCGGCGCCGAACTGATGCCCGCGATCACCGATATGATGGGCGATCTGTCCTCCTGGATGCGAGAGAACCGGGACCAGATAAGCGCTTTCGCCTCCAACTTCGGTACCAAGCTCAAGAACGCCATCCCGGTGCTGCGTGACATCGCCGTAGGAGCAGCCTCCACCGCCAAAACCCTCGGCATGATCACCAGCAACCTGGCTGCCATGGTCGGCGGGTTTGATAACCTGGGGATGATCCTGGCCGTGGTTCTTGCCATGAAGCCCATCATGGCCATCCTCGCCTTCGGCAAGGCCATTTTCATGGCCACCAGTGCAGTCGTCGGCCTGGCCGGCGGTTTACCGGCCGTTGCAGCTGGCATCAAAGCGATCGGAGTAGCCCTTACCGCCAACCCCATCGGTCTGATCATCGCCGCGATCGCCGGCGCCGGTTACCTGATCTACAAGAACTGGGGCGCCATCATGGACTTCTTCAAGAGCCTGCCAGCCAAGTTCTCCGGCTTTGGCTCCATGATCATGGACGGTCTGGTGGGTGGCTTGTTGGGCGGCCTGAAAAAGGTGAAAGACACCATCGTGAACGCAGGCCAGAAAACCATCGGCTGGTTTAAGGGCGTTCTCGGGATCAAGTCACCGTCCCGGGTATTCATGAGCGCTGGCCAGGACACCCTCGAGGGATACCGGAAAGGTATCCAGAAACAGGAACCGGCGGCACTGAAGCAAGTCAGCGGGTTCGGCAAGCGAGTGCGCAGTGTAGGTGCCGGCATTGCCATTGGCGCGTCCGCCCTGCCCGCTGCGGCCGGCGTCCAGTTCGACAACCGCCCACCGATCGCCACCGGCACGCCTTCTGCAGCCACTGCTGGCGATAGCGTAACGATCAATGTCTATGCAGCACCAGGGCAAAGCGAACGAGAGATAGCGGCCCAGGTTGATCGGATCCTGCAGGATCGCGAACGCCGTATAGCCACCCGTGCCCGCAGTGCACTGTATGACAGGGAGTAATCCGCCATGATGATGACCCTCGGAATGTTCGTCTTCGAAGTGCAGTCCCTGCCCTATCAGCAGCTGCAGCGCAGCACCCAGTGGCGGCACCCCAGCCAAAGCCGCGTTGGTCAGCGCCCCGCTTACCAATACCTGGGCCCGGGTGAGGACACTATCACTCTCAGTGGCACCCTTTACCCGGAGATCACCGGCGGCCGCGTAACTCTGGACGACGTGCGCATCATGGCCGACGAAGGCAAGGCATGGCCCCTGATTGAAGGCTCTGGCCGGGTGTTCGGATTCTGGTGTGTCACTGGCGTTGAAGAAACCAGCACCGTGTTCTTCTCCGATGGGGTACCCCGCAAGATCGACTTCACCATCAACCTGGTGCGGGTAGACGAGGACGACTTTCAGGCCTTCCGCGACCGTGCCGCCACCAGCCGGGATGCCGCGATCGGGCTCGGGCTTTACCAGCCCAGGCGCAATAGTGGAGGCATCGCCTGATGCAGCACCGAGCCCCTGATTATCGATTGGTGGTAAACGGCCGCAACATCACTCCAACGGTGAACGGCAGGCTGATAGACCTTACCCTGGATGAAACACCAGGGGATGAGGCTGACACACTGTCCCTCACCCTCAGCGACCACGACAACGCCCTGGAGATCCCGCCCAAGGGCGCTGAGATCCAACTGGCTATTGGGTGGAGAGGCCAGCCGCTATTCGAGAAGGGCCTGTTCATCGTCGACGAGGCTTCCTACAGCTGGGCACCCAATGTACTGAACATCACCGCCCGCAGCGCCGACATGCGCAACGGCCTGCCCACACGCCGAACCCGCAGCTGGGACCAGGTAACCCTAAGCGATCTGGTAACCACCATCGCCCGGGAAAACGAGCTGGAGCCCGTAATCGGCGGCAGCCTGGCTTCGATCAGCATCGAACACCTGGACCAGACCGACGAATCCGATCTGAATCTGCTCACTCGCCTGGGAGAACGCCACGACGCGATCGCCACAGTTAAGGCCGGCCGGCTGCTATTCACTCCTCGAGGAGAAGCGGCCACCGCCGGCGGTACCGCCCTGCCCTCCATAACCGTAAGGCCTCGCAGCGGCGACAGCGGTACCTACCGCGAAACCGATCGCGACGGCTACACCGGTGTCATCGCTTTCTGGGACGATGTCGACGCCGGCCAGCAGGTTCAAGTGCAGGTGGGCACGGAAGAACGGGTGAAACGCCTGCGAGGCACCTATGCCAATGAGAGCGAGGCAAAGGCCGCTGCTCAGGCAGAGCTACGCAGGCTAAACCGTGGGGAGGCTGAGCTATCGATAACGCTGGCCACAGGTAGGCCGGATGTTGGGCCGGAGTGGCGACTACAGGCGGAAGGATTCAAGCGGCAGATCAACGGGCGGGAATGGGTGGTAACCAGGGCCAGTCACAATCTGAGTGATGGCGGCCTGGTTACGAGTTTAGAAGCGGAGACGCTTCAATGAATTTTGACTGGAAAGGCTAAGAGTTGGCGGCTTCAGATTCCGGTCGGATGTCTTCCTGCACGCTAATGAACTGAGAGTGCACCACATCGTCACTCTCCATTAAGGCGTGATGCTTGATTTTTACCGCTGAATGGTCTTTCCATGCTTTCAGGAGAGCATCAATTTCTGCCCCTTTGATGAGGTTCTTGTCAGCCTTCACTGTAAAGCTGTTGTCTTCCCGGTCGACCCGAACCACCTGAATGCTGATATATTCTTCCCCGTTTTTCAGGCCATCAACCATAACTTCGCTGACAATTTCTTCCCTTTCGCGCCGCACACTTTCGCTGGATGTAAGGAATTCTCTTTCCATGGACGATAGCGTTTTACCGGCGAACGAAATCTCACTGGCATCTGGCACCTTTTTGGCAACTGACCGGTATGCCTCATTGCTATGTTCCAGGAAACGCTGCGCTCTGGGCGCATCAGTTTTTTCTACCAATTCAATGGCCATCTCCTTCATTTGAGACAGCGCGTTACTCTGGCGTTCAGTCTCTTGCTCCTCTCGATGTTTTTCCTTGTCAGCGTCGACCTTTCCAGTCCACGCAGTAATACCCTTGGAGATCAGGTACGTACCGGATGCACCGACAATTAAGGCGATGACAACAGCGAGCTGGTATTCGGGAGGCATGCTACTCACCACTTCAAATGTGTTATCAAGAACTTGGTTTATGTAGTCAGAAATATCAATTTCACCGTCCGAAGATCCTTCGGAAATCTGGAAAACTAATTCAAGCTCTTTTTTTTCTGCGTTGGTCAATCGTTGCAGATTGGGAGAACCATACTTGATTTGAGCATAAGCACGGTAGAACTCTGTCTGGAAATCTAGGAACCCCTGCAGCAGACCTGGTGTCAGACTGGAGTGATATCTTGCCCCATCGACGACGATCGATACGGTAGGCCAACCTTCGAACTTCCAATCACTGAATTCCGGAAGATCGACCTGCTGGTTAACGATATTTTGAACCAGCTCATAAAACTGCTCTTCTGATTGAATTGAAACAGCTGAAGGCACTAAAACGCTCCTTTGTAATTTGAATTAACTTCCCTAATCAGTGAATGCAGATCGACGAACGCACAGAGATAACGCTGCAAATGATCCGCCACTAAAAAAGAGTTTCACCTGTATCGGCAAAACAAACGAAATCCATGCGATCAGACCGGAATGTCCGGAACGCTCTCCGCGATTGGCAGATACCCTTCAGATAAGACACGCCGTTCTTCTTTGTCATGGCGCGGAATTCAACCTCTCGATCCGAGGTATCACCGTTCGAGTCTGTGTATGCGAACGCCAGAATATCTCCCACTTCTGGTTTTCGCTGAGCGGTAACTGATGGCCTGGAAGCAACCTTCGAGCGCTTCGGTTTATGTGTCGATTTTGCTGCTGGCTTCTTCGGTAACGATTTTTTCTTTGGTTCCGGCTTGGCCGG